CCGGAAAGTTTTTTAATCAGCAGTCAAAAGATTTTAAACCTCCAATAGATAAAATGGCTAGAGAAGCGTTAGTTGAGGGTGATCCTGATCCTATCTTTGGTATGTACATTGATGTAAATGCTGTAAAAAATGCTACAGAAAAAGTATATCAAAATCTTTTTGTTAGTGGGAGAACTGCACAAAAATCAGAAGGATTAAAATTTGATAAGGGTGAACAAAAATTTATAGAGTATAGCAAAGCAAAAGCTAGTCCTCCAGTATCTAGAGCATTATCTTATGATGGACCTGAATTATTAGATTCATCTAAATTAAAAGGGCTAGAAGAAAAAGAACGTAATCTAGTAGTAATAGATCAAATGAAGAAAAATTTTGAACTTAATACAGGAGAAAAAGGAAAAGAAATAAATATTAATTTATTACAACCTGATAGATTTAGTGTTATTATAGATGGAAATAAAAATAGGTTAGATCATCCTATTGTTGCAGTGCATTATCCTACAAAAACTAAAGATGGTCACTATTATACTTTAGATACACAGCTTGTTGGACCTGTATATATGAAACGTAATACAATAAGAGATACAAGAACTAACAAAGCGCAATCTCCTAATTTAAAACCAGCTACTGTAGGTAATATTGAAACAGGTTTAGGTAAACAAATAGGTGTTATAAGAATAGCTAAACGTAAAACTAAAGAAGATCCTTCAGGATATACAGATCATCCTTTGTATGATTACATAGAAGTAGATGGGACAGCAGCTAGTTCTCCTGATGCACCTATGTCACTAGAGTCTAAGTTTAACCAAGGTGGAGCAGTACCAATGCAAAGACAAATGGAAATGTTTAATGATGGTGGTTTAAAAGAAGAGGGTGGTACAAAAGATCCTGTATCGGGTAATGATGTACCTTCAGGTTCACTTAAAGAAGAGGTACGTGATGACATAGATGCAAAGCTAAGTCCGGGTGAGTTTGTATTTCCTGCTGATGTTGTACGATTTATAGGTTTAGAAAAACTAATGCTCATGCGTGATAAGGCTAAGAAAGGTCTAGCTCGTATGGAAGCAATGGGTCAGATGGGTAACTCTGAAGAAGCTACTATAGATGATGATGTACCATTTGGTATGGAAGATTTAATTATTGTAGCAGGACCGCCTGACAATGAAATGAATAAAGGTGGTATGCCAACATATTCTAATGGTGGTGCTGGTAGGTTTCAACAAATAGTAGGGCAACCTATGTTTGAATCTACAACTAAATTATTTAAAGATGATAAGAATAATGTGTTATATATTCCTTTTGTACGAGGACAGCCTGTATATGAACCACCTCCCGGTTATCGTGAAGTATCTGAAACAGAACAAAAACAGGAAGCAGAAACTACAAATGTAGCATCTGCAAGAGTAGATCCTATAACTGAAACAGGTAGTGGTGAGCTAGGTGGTGGGCCAGATATAGATGATGTAGGCTATGATCAACTATCTGAAATAGAACAGGTAGAAATGGGATTAGATGCATTAGGTTTAGGACCAACTGGTGCATTTGGACAAGCAGTTCAAAATATAGGTCCATCTTTTGTAGGAGCAGGAATGGCTGCTTTAACAGGTGTTAAAGGTTATGGCACTTTAGGACAACTAGGTGTAAACCAGCTAGACCCAAGTGCTAAACCTGCTGGAGTAATGGCTAAAGAAAGAGCAGAAAAAGATCTTAGAAGTGCTAAAGCTAAAGCTAGATCATTTTTAGCTATGTCACCACAAGAACAAGCTGAAGTAAGAGGCAGATCTAATCAAGCTATAGCTGATAGAAATCAAGCATCTTACATGGATAGAGTAGGTGCAAGTCAAGAACTAAGAGATGATGCAGTTGGAGTAATGGGTACTGTAGGTGGTGTAGCAACTACTATGTCTGTTGATGTGCAAACAGGAGTTGTTACAGATACTGTGACAGGTGATGTTATTGGTGGTAAAGATGCAGATGCAGCTCGTTCTGCTGTAACATTAGATATGCAGGAAGCAAGTTTTGCTAAAGATCCTACACCAGATCCAGATATAGATCAGGCAAAAGAAGCTGCTATTGGTATGGCAGAGACAGAATCACAAACAGGTCAAGAATCTACAGGTGTAGGTGGCATGGCTGATAGTCAATCAGAAGGACAGGAAGCTGAAGAACATGATGGTGGATTAATAGAAAGACCTAAAAGAAAAAAACAAAAGAAGATGAAGCGTGGTGGTTTAGCTTCAAGATAACAAACCACATGTGTTGGCTACCTATGCCCCTAATAAGGCTACCATAGCCCCAACGAAAGGAAATATAATATGTCAGACGTAACAGAAGTAGAAGTACAACCAAGTAAAGTAGCATTTGTATCTAGACCTTATAGCAAGGATGAGAAACTTAAGAAGGACGAAGAAGAACTAGAACAGCTACTAGAAGAACAAAAACAGGATGCCTCAACAGAAGAAGTAGAAAGTGAACCTACTACTGCTGAAGAAAAAACATTTAAGAAAAGATATTCAGATCTACGTAGGCATCAGCAGAAACAGACAGAAGAACTAAAGACTGAGATAAATGCACTTAAGAGCCAGTTAGAACAGTCAACTAAGAAACAGATTAAACTTCCTAAGTCTGACGAGGATATAGAAACATGGGCTAAAGAGTATCCTGATGTAGCTGCCATAGTAGAAACAATAGCTATGAAGAAAGCAGCAGAACAATCAGCTAGTCTAGAGCAACGTGTTAAAGCATTAGATGATATGCAACAGGACGTAAGCAAACAACGTGCAGAGACAGAGTTGTTACAGATGCATCCAGACTTTGATGACATACGTAATGATGATGACTTTCATGCATGGGCAGAAGAACAGCCTAAGTGGATACAGGACGCTCTGTATGAAAATGATAATGATGCACGATCTGCTAGTAGAGCAATTGATTTGTACAAAGCAGATAGAAGTATTACAACTAAGAAAACTAATAATAGAGATGCAGCTAAGTCTGTGTCTACAAAAGGAAAACGTAACAAACCTGTAGAAAATGAGTCTAGTTCTTTTCTAAGAGAGTCTGATGTACAGCGTATGACCGCAAAGGAATACGAAAATAAATCAGACGAAATCATGGAAGCTATTAGACAAAACAAGTTTGTATACGATGTATCTGGATCAGCACGTTAATTAGTGTTGACAAACAGTAGATTGTGTATATAACTATACATAGTCGCAAGATGTAGTTAGCCCTTGAATAAGACTACCTAACTATATCTCACTATACTTCTAAGACAACCCGATGATGAAGAGCCTATGTGTAGTTGGCCTTACATATACAACCTCTTAGTTCACGGCCCTTAAGGTAGATAAAAATAGTGTACAATATGTACACATGGGATGTCGTATATAGGAGAAAATAAAATGGCATTTTCAACTGCAACTGGCTACGGCAACCTGCCTAATGGTAATTTTTCACCAATTATCTACTCTAAGCAGGTACAAGTAGCTTTTCGTAAGGCTTCAATAGTTGAAGCTATTACAAATAGTGACTACTTTGGCGAGATCGCAAATATGGGCGATAGCGTTAAAATAATTAAGGAGCCAGAAATCACGGTTAAAGCATACGCTCGTGGTACTACAATTACTCCGCAAGACTTGGACGATGAAGAGTTCTCTCTTACCATTGACAAAGCAAACTACTTTGCATTTAAAGTCGATGATATTGAAGAGGCACACTCTCACATCAACTTCCAACAGCTTGCAACTGATCGTGCAGCTTACAGACTAGCTGACCAGTTTGACCAAGACGCTCTTGGTTACTTGACTGGTTTCAAACAGTCTTCTTTGCATAGCAATGCTGATACTGTTAACACAACTGTTAATGGTGCAGTTTCTGTATCTACAGCAGGTACTGACGAACTCTTAGACACTATGAAAATAGATGCTGCTGAGTTTGGTGGTTCTGGTTCTAATGCAATTGGTATTCAGGCACGTGCTGGTGGGGCAACTTCTGCTACACCCGGTTCAGGTAATGCTAACCCATTACAAATCGTAGCTCGTATGGCTCGTTTGCTTGATCAGCAAAATGTTGACACCAACAATCGTTGGCTTGTCGTTGATCCAGTTTTCGTTGAAGTTCTCAAAGATGAAGACTCTCGTCTTCTCAATGGTGACTTTGGTGGAAGCGGAATACAAAATGGTCTTATACTTAATAACCTTCATGGTTTCAAAGTATATATGTCTAACAACCTACCTTCTATTGGAACTGGACCAGCTACTACTGGTGGTACAAACTCCTCTAACTTTGGT